AAAAAAGTTATGTGATAATGTATATATAGAAAAAACAGACGATGAAGGTTTATAAAATAAATTAAATATTCTTATTTTATAAAAATATGGTTTGAACATTATAAATGCATGTTTTTTTTATTTTCAATTCTATATTCCATTTTTAAAAATTGGACATAAAAAGTATGTCCATTTTTAATTTTTCGATTTGAGAATTGTAAAAAAAAGGAAAAAAATGAGTTTAGAGCATAATGGTCTAATTTATAATTTTGGATTTTTAAAAGTGTTACTGAAATTTTTTTTATACTTTTATAAAAAAAGATTTAGGGATTTTTTTGTTGTAATATTATACAACAATGACAACAAAAAAATCCCATAATAAAGAACATGAATATATATGCGAATGTTGTAAATACATAACAAATAACAAAAAAGATTTTAATAAACATTTAATGACATCGAAACATAAAAATAATGAAAATTACAACAAAAATGTCCCAAAAATCCCAATTTTATTTAGTTGCGAATGTGGAAAAAAATATATTTATAGAGCTTCATTATATAATCATAAAAAAAAATGTAATGTTAAAAATATTACAATTAATGATGAATGTGATAATACAAAAGAATTGGATTATAAAACTATGTTTTTACAAATAATAAATGAAAATAAGGAATTAAGAAAAACAATAACAGAATTGATACCAAAAGTTGGTAATAATCATAATACTATTAATAGCCATAATAAAAATAAGTTTAATATTAATGTATTTTTAAATGAAAAATGTAAGGATGCTTTATCAATGGATGAATTTATAGATAAAATAGAAGTTTCCATGAAAAACTTATTAACAACAAAAGAAAAAGGGCAAACACAAGGAATAACAAATATAATAATGGAAAACATGAATAAACTATCATTATATGAAAGACCAATGCATTGCACTGATAAGAAACGAGAAACTTTGTATGTAAAAAATAATGAATGGGAAAAAGATGATGGCAAGATACATATAAATAAAGCATTAAAGAAAGTAGAATCAAAACAATTAAAAAATTTAAATGTATGGTTAGAAGAACATCCAAATTATATGAATAATTCATTAGAACAAGAAGAATTTGCGAAGTTAATGAGCGAATGCGGAAAATCTGTTGATGATGGCAGAGAGAAAATAATAAAGAAATTATGTGATAATGTATATATAGAAAAAACAGACGATGAAGGTTTATAAAATAAATTAAATATTCTTATTTTATAAAATAATGGTTTGATTAGTATAAATACATGTTTTTTATTTTTCGTTTTGAGAATTGTAAAAAAAAGTGAAAAATTCACTTTACAACATAATGGTATATTTTATAATTTTGAATAATAAAAATAAATTTAATATTAATGTATTTTTAAATGAAAAATCTAAAGATGCATTATCAATGGTTGAATTTATTAATAAGATAGAAGTTTCCATAAAAAACTTATTAACAACAAAAAAAAGGACAAACACATGGTATAACTAATATTATAATATAAAATATGAATAAAATATAAAATATATTTTAGTGTTTGATTTTAGTTTTCAACTTTATTAAAAGTTAGATTATTAATATTGTTAAAAAGTATAGGAAAGCTTTGTAAAAAATTTATTAGTTCAATTTTCCTCATAAGCATTAAACATATAATAATTATATATATATTATCAAAACGATCTAGATCTTTATTATTTGTGAATGGTAGTAATTTATAAATAATATATAAACAAATACTAATAGTAAATATAGTATGAATTATAATATATATAGGTGAGTGTTTGCTAAAATCATTAGGATCAATATAAATTATTAATAATATTATCATAAATACAAATTTTATTCCAAATAAAAATTTATGAGGACTATTCATTATATATTATATAAATAAAATAGAAAATATGAATAAACTATTATTATATGAAAGACCAATGCATTTCACGGATAAGAAACGAGAAACTTTGTATGTAAAAAATAATGAATGAGAAAAAGATGACAATAAGGAATATATAAATAAAGCATTAAAGAATGTAGAATCAAAACAATTAAAAAATTGAATGTATGCTTAGAAGAACATCCAAATTATATGAATAATTCATTAGAACAAGAAAAATTTGTACAGTTAATGAGGTAATGTGGAAAATTAGTAGAAGATGAAAGAGAGAAAACAATAAAGAAGTTATGTGATAATGTATATTTGAAAAAAGAGAACATGAATCTTAAATTTCTAATGTATCAATATTAAATATTTTAGCACTCTTATTTATTTCTTTTTTACCAACAACAAATTTACTGAAATATTTATTATTTAATTCTTCTGATGGAATATGATTGTGAACTTTTCTAGCAATCATTTTATATAATTTAAAGTCAGGGTATCTCTCTTCACCATCATTTTTATATAAGACATTTCTACCTTTGTTATCTTTACACCAATTAATTATAATTTTATGTATTGGAGATTTAATTTTATCAATATCATCATATAATTCATAAATATAATCTAACATCGAACATCCTAATCTACATAAATCAAAACTTGGATTAGGTTGAATAATTGGTTTTTTATTATCATAATAAGGTTCAAAATTATATTGTGTAGCGGCATCCCCATCTTTATGAAAACTATCACTACACATTAAATGATTTTTATATTTGTATATTGCTCTACCAAAATCAATAATTTTGAAAATTTTACCAAATGTTTTTACTTTATAATGTTTATCGTTATATTTATAATATAAATATTTTTTTTCTGTTTCAACATACATAATATTGTTAGTATGTAAATCATTATGTGTAAAATCAAAAAGTTTTTGATATGTTATGAGAATCATTAAAATTTGTATTACAATACATCCCAATTCTTCTTCGTTAACAATATCTTCAACTAATAAATAATCTAGTGTATTTTTACATTGTTCTAATGCTATAATTTGAATTGGAAATTTATCTATTGAAACAAATACATCTTCCATTTCACTTGAAGAAGATTCGGAAGTCTCTCCTTCTTCTTCATCATCTTCATTGCTTTCAGAATCTTCATTTGTAATAGATGAACGTGAAGAACATGAAGAAGACGAAGAATTTGATTTACTTTTACTACTTTCACGATCTTTTAATGATAAAGTTTCAAATATTAATTCTTTTTGTTCTGTTATATTATCTTTATTATTAGATTCTAAAATATTATCAACTATATCATCAATAGTATCAGTATTATCAGTATTATCTGATATATCTATACTATTATCTATATTAATATTTTCATCATTTTTTCCATCATTCATATCAACATCAAAATCATTCATATTAATATTTGAAAAATCTTTTTCTAAATCATCATATACAGTTTTTTGATTATTTAACTCTTCAATATTCATTATTTCAGTTTCATCATCATCAAATTCTAATCTTTTTTTGTTATCACGAGAATTATTATTTATTATACTTTCATAATCGGGGTTCAAAAAATGGAAAAAATTATTAATATTTTTGTAAAAAAAATCTTTATCTTCTAAAAATTCCATATCATCACAAATATCAATAATGTAATTATTTTTAATTCCAAGAAAAGATCCATAGAAGTCTATTCCATGTAAAAATCCATAATTATTGTATAATTGTGAAGATAAATATGAGAAGAATCCATCAACATAAGAGCAATTATTAGTGTATCTTATTTTTTCTAATACACTATCATCATTTAGTTTGGGCAATTTGTATATATTTTCATCATTAACATCATATTTTCCAGCTAAAAATTTAACTGGGTCTAAAAGTGGACTTAATTTAAAAAATAATTCAGTTTCATGGATATTATTTGTTTCAGTATCTTCATATTTTATTTTGTATTTATTTTCTGATATTTTTTCAGTTATTTCTGTAATACGTTTTTTGTTATTTAAATTAATTGAGTTAAAATTATTTTCATTCAAGAAAAAGAATTTTTCATATAAAGGAATATAGTTTTGTGGATTCTCTAGATTGAGTAATTCTTTATCAGTAAAATTGCTAAAAAGAATCTCATTATTATTTTTCTTATAATTTAGATTCATTAATCAATAATTATTAAATATTTTTTAAATTAAAAATTTTATCTTAATTAATTTTTAATTTTATCTTAATTAATTTTTAATTTAATTATAATTTTTATGTTTTTCGTTAATATAAAAACAATAATATATAATAAATTATTATGAGTTTAGAATTAAAGAAATTTGATATGAAAAAAATTACTTTTAAACCAGATGAAAATAAAGGACCTGTAATTGTATTAATTGGTCGCCGTGATACTGGAAAGAGTTATTTAGTAAGAGATTTACTTTATTATCATCAAGATATTCCTATTGGAACTGTTATATCTGGAACTGAAGCTGGAAACGGTTTTTATGGTAGTCATGTTCCCAAATTATTTATTCATGAAGAATACAATACAGTTATTATTGAGAATATATTAAAACGTCAAAAAACAGTCCTAAAAAGAGTTAAACAAGATTTAGAGAATTATCGTAAAAGTTCAATTGACCCTCGTGCATTTGTTATTTTAGATGATTGTCTTTATGATAATTCATGGTCTCGCGATAAGATGATGCGACTTTTGTTCATGAATGGGCGCCATTGGAAAATCATGCTGGTCATAACAATGCAATATCCTTTAGGTATCCCACCAACGCTCAGAACTAACATTGATTACGTCTTCATTTTAAGAGAACCATATATCGCAAATCGAAAGCGTATTTATGAAAATTATGCTGGTATGTTTCCAACATTCGAGGCATTTTGTCAAGTCATGGACCAATGCACGGAAAATTTTGAGTGCTTGGTAATCAATAACAATGTTCATTCAAATAAATTACAGGACCAAATTTTCTGGTATAAGGCGGAACCACACAAGGATTTCAAGTTAGGTTCCAAAGAATTCTGGGAAATGTCTAAGAATCTTGGCTCAGATGATGAAGATGAAATGTATGACCCAAATTCAGCATCAAATAATAAGCGCAAAGGTCCCAAAATCAATGTTAAAAAGAACAAATGGTAATACTATTTATATAATAACTATCTATTTTCTTTTATATTCTTTTAATAAAATATTTGTTTTTATAATTTTGCTTTCAAATATAAAAACAAATAAACCTTAAAGAAATATGTATAAATATAATTATAAATAATGTCTAGTTTAGATATTGTTGATTTGATTACTAACAACCCTATTACAAAATTGTCTGATACACATAATAATAAATTTTTAGAAAAAGTAAAAAAAAACTTTAATGAATATGAACAACAAATATTTATAACTAGTTTTTATAGTTATTTAAATTATCATAAAACAGAAGATTATATTATAGATTTAGATAATATATGGAAATGGTTGGGTTTTACAAATAAAGCAAACGCAAAAAAATTATTATTACAATATTTTTTACAAGATAAAGATTATAAGATTTCGCTTGATGCTAGCATCAAGCAAAAAATTATTGAAATTACTAATAAACAAAATTTTGCTCCCGAAGCATCAGGAGCAAAAAATAAAGGCAGCGGGGGTCATAATATTCAAAAATATTATTTAAATATTAAAACATTTAAATCGCTATGCTTAAAAGCCGGAACAAAAAAAGCAGATGAAATTCATGAATATTATATCAAGTTAGAAGAATTAATTCAAGAAGTATTAGAAGAAGAAGCAACAGAAATGAAAAATAAATTATTAATAAAAGATAATGAGATTAGTGAAAAAAATAATTTATTAAAAAATGCTAATCAAGATAAATATAAAACAATTGAAAAAACATTAATTTCTCAATTTCCAGTAAATACAGAGTGTATTTATTTTGGAACTATTGATAATACAAATGAAAAAGGAGAAAAATTAATTAAATTTGGACATAGTAACAACCTTCCATTAAGAGTTCAGGACCATCATAAAACATACAATAACTTTATTCTTCGTGATGTTTTTAAGGTTCATAATAGACAAGAAATAGAAAATACAATAAAAGCATATTCAAAAATAAAAAATCATATGCGAACTATTGAAATAAATGGAAAAAATAAGAATGAAATATTAGCATATGATGAAACCTATTTTACTATTAATCGTGTTTCAAAATACATTAAAGATATTATTTCTGAAAAGACATATAGTATTGAAAATTTCAATAAATTATTAGAAGAAAATTCAAATTTAAAAAAAGAAAATCAAGAATTATTTAATACACTAACTATTTCAGAAGAAAAAATTAAAAATTATGAATTAGAATTAAATGAAAAGAATGAATTAATTGAAAAATTAGAAAATTCTATTAAATTATTAAAAGAAGAAACTGTTGAAAATATAGAAAAAACAGTTGTTTATAATAACTCACTTATAGAAGATAATGAGATAAATAAAAAATTTAATAAATTTATAGATGAATGTTGTATTGTAAGAAATGATGTAGAAGTGGATTCTGGAGATATTATTGGACAATTTAGAATTTGGAACGGAGAGAAACCAAAAAAAATATTATTTGAAGAATTTAATAAATATTTAAGAACTCGTTTTTTAGCATGTAGATTACAAAATCAACAAAAAAATCAATGCGTTCATGGATTTAAGGGTGTAGCATTAAAAATAATTAATTATAAAAAGAAAGAAATAAATAATATAATAGAAAATTTTTTATTTGAAAATTGTTCTTTCTCTCCAAATCATAGAGTAGCTAATTCAAAATTATTAGAAGAATATAAAAATTACAAAAATAAACTTAATATAGAAATTAATAATAATGAAGTAAAAGAATTAAAAATATATCTTAATAATTGTGAATATGTATTAAAAGGAACTGTTCATTTACATAATGATAATTTTACATATGAAGGATATTATGGTATTGGTTTGAATAACGATACAAATGTAAGAATCTCAAAGAGTAATGGTGGTAAAAAAGTATGTAAACTTGATTTAAAAACCAAAACAATATTAAATATATGGGATTCTATAGCAAAAGCAGCATTAGAAGAAAATATTTCAGCATCTAAAATGAGTAGAAGTATCAAAAATGAAGTAAAATATGATAATTATTATTATGCTATATCATGTGAATAATTTTGGTTAACCAAGAGGTTAAGCAAAATAAATAAATAAATTAAAATTGAAATATTTTTTAATATTAATTAATTAAATAAAAAAGAAAAGAATTATTTCATCAATTTTTCAAGAATGACTACTACGCGTAGACAACCAGTTCAAAGACTTCGCCGTTCAAATGCTGTAAAAAATCTACATGGTATAATAAATAATAGTGAATTAAATGAAGATGAAAAAACTGAGATATATGATTTATTGGTAAAAGAGTTAGGTATAGAATTAGAAAATATAACGCAAGAACCAGAGAGAGAAGAAACATGTGTTGCTGTAGAATTACCTGAATGTTGTATTTGTATGGAACAAATAGATTGTCAAGAAGAAACTACAAGCTGTGGTCACAAATTTCACACAAGCTGTATTCATCGATGGTGTGAATCTAATAATAGCTGTCCTATGTGTAGACAAACCAATCCAATCGGATTAATGGAACATCCTACTACACCAACTGGTAATACGGGAGAAAACATAAACTACTATTATAATAATTACAACAATATCAATAATTATATAAACAACAATATCAATAATTATATAAACAACAATATCAATAATTATATAAATAACATTAATAACAATATTCGTATTATAATTTCTGTTGATATATAAATGTTAGAAATGAATATATATATATATCAACAGAAATTATAATGAGAATATAATTAATCACATAGAAAATACTCTGTATGTAAATAATTACAACGCCAATATGATTTATAGGAGTCGTTCTGATTAATTATAATAATCCACACATACATTTTCCACCAAAACCTGGTAAATAATAACCAACTGAACCATTGTCGCATCTACAAGTTCCTGGGAAAAACATAGCGGATGGTGTTTGTAAACAAAATTCTTTAGAAAATCCTTTGCTAACACACGAATTATAGTTTTCAGTATTATCAAATCCTTCGCATGATTTTTTATTTACTAAATTTATTATAACTATTAATAATAATATAAGAAATGCTACACTAAGAAATCTCATTAATATATACAAATATTTTTTTTATGATGATGAACTACTATTTAATAATGAAAGTAATTCATTAGCATTTATTCCAATTGGTCCTTGAACATCTAATAAACGCGTGCTGCCATTATTTCCTTTTCCAAATGTCATATAATATTGGGCATCTCTGCCAATTCCTTGTCTTGGAGAAGCTAATTTTTCTAAATTTTGATATTCACCCTTTAATTTATTTAATAATTGTTTTAATTCTCCTTTTAAATCTTTATTAACATCTTTTATATTTGACTCTATTTTTTCTTGGTCAGAGAGAATTTCTTTTTGTAATATTTGTATTTGAGATATTATAGCTTGTATTTCTTGTTTCTTTGATAACATATCTGTAACATTTGTTTTTGGAATTTCTTGAGGCTTCTGATCTTTTGGTATTTCAGGTTTACCAAATTTATTATTTATAATTTTATTTTTTATTTCTTTTTGTCTATTATTTAATGAAGTAATTTGTTTTTGTAATTTACTTTTTTCTTTTTGAGCATGTTTTAATTTAGCTAAATCTTCAACAGATAAATTTTCTTTCTTTTTCTTTCCTAATTTATTTATTATATTATCATAATAACCCATTTTTTTAGTTAAATCTAATATTTTTTTTTCTAGTTCTTTATTTTCATCAATAAGTTTTTGATATTCTTCAAAAGTTTTACTCATATCTTCTGGTGTATCTGGGTCAGGGGCTGGTGATTGTTGTTGAGGAGGAGCTGGTGGTTGAGGGGGAGAAGCAGGTGGTGGTTGTTGAGGGGGTGATGGTTGTTGAGGTGGTGGTTGTTGAGGGGGTGATGGTTGTTGAGGTGGAGGAGCTGATGGTGGTTGTTGAGGGGGCGATGGTTGTTGAGGAGGTGATGGTTGTTGAGGAGGTGATGGTTGTTGAGGAGGTGCTGGTGGCGAAGGAGGAGAAGGAGGTGGTGGTTGTTGTGGTTCTTGGGGAGTGGGTGGTTGTTGAGAAGGAGGAGCAGGGGATGGTTGTTGTTGTTGTTGAGGAGGGGGCGGTTGTTGTGGTTGTTGTGGTTCTTGGGGAGTGGATGGTTGTTGAGAAGGAGGAGCAGGGGATGGTTGTTGTTGTTGTTGAGGAGGGCGTGGTTGTTGTGGTTGTTGAGGAGGGCGTGGTTGTTGTGGTTGTTGAGGAGGGGGTTGTTGTTGTGGTTGTTGACGTGGAGGCGCTCTAGGTTCTTCACAATTAATTTTTTCAGATTTACTGGATGTATTATTTACACACCGAATTAATTTAGAAAATGATACAAAATTTGAATCATCTTTTACTGTATTAGAATCAAAAACTAATGGTGTATCTAGTTGAATATTTTCTTCTTTAGAAGCAGCATCTAATAAAGCATTATATTTTGGGTTACAATATTTTTGTCCTTGAGAAAAATCAGAAATTTTTTTACAAGATTCTAAACCAGCTTTATTTAAAAATTTCATAACTAATGGTTTATCGCGATTGCGAACTATATTTTTTGGTAAAAATTTTAATAATTTTTCAAATCTGTTATTTGTAGATAAATTATTAGTTAATATTTGCCATAAGGGCAATATTTCATTATCTAATATTTTAGGTGGTTCTTTGGCTTTTATTTTAGATATAGCAGCGCTAATTTTTTGTTTAGCCGTTTCTTCTTTATCTTCTTGAATTTTCTGTCTTTCTTTGTCTTTTTTTTCTTTATTTTTTATTAAGGCTCTTCCAATTTTTTCTTTTGCTTCTTTAATTTTTTTCTCTTCTTTTTTTGCTTCTAATGTATTTTTGGCTTTTCTAGTTCTAGCTAATTTTTGTAATTTAATAGCAGCTTCCCGTTTTTTTCTCTCTTCTTCATCTTTTCTAGATAAATCCTCTGCTCTAGCGATTTGTTGTTGTTGTGTTAATTGTTCAAGTGGAACCGTTGGGTCAGTAATTCTAACTTTCTTTTTTGTTTTTTTATTTTTTAAAGCGTCCTCTTTAGTAGTTTCTCCTCTAGCTATAGAATCTCTAACTTTTGATTTTAATTTACTTCCTCCAAAATTATATTTTTTGAGAGAAATTTGTCTAAGATTATTTGGTTTATTGTTTTTATTAGTAAAATTATTTTTTTTATTGTTATTTTTAATTTTATTTTTTCTAAATTTCTTTTTAGTATTCTTTTTTGTAATATTATTATATTTTTGATTGTAATTATTATTAATTTTACTTTTGTTCATTATATATTTATTATATATTTTTATTATAAATATATATTAATGACGTGTGAATCAGCAACCGCGCCTATAAATATAATAGATGCTTCCGCTAAAGATTGTAAAGGAAAATGCGACTATTCATTTTTTTATCAAAATACAAGTGGTTCTGTAAAAAATTATAATAAAGAATATTTATTAGTTAATATTCAAGATAATACAATATCAACTTTCAATAGTAAATCTTATCAAATTGAAGAAATAAGAATTTATAGTCCATCATTACATACTTATGGAGGAACAAAAGCCGATGGTGAATTTTTAATTATTCATAAAAATATAAATGGACCTGATAAATTAATTGTTTCAATACCTTTAATTAAGGGTGGAAATATAACACAATCTTCAAATGATATTAAAAATATGATAAATATAGCAGCTCAAAGTGGAATAAATCAATCAAGTGAACTAAACGGTATGACTATTAATTTAAATGATTATATTCCAAAAACAATTTATTATTTTTATGAAGGAACACTACCTTATTCTTGCGGAAGTGGTGTTTTAGTAAATTATGTAGTATTTAGCAAAAATATAAGAAATAGTCCAATAAATATACCAGAAGATATATTAAATAAACTAAATAATATTATTATAAAACAAAGCGTTGAAATAAAACCAGCTCCAGATGAATTTGGTAAAAGTAAAGGTCCGCCTTCAATGAATGGAGCTTCAAGTGGAGGTGATATATATATTGATTGCCAACCAGTAGGAGAAGATGGAGAATTATTAGTTAATACTTCAAAAACTTCTATATTTGGCGATACTCTTCAAAAATTTGATCCTAACAAATATAAATGGTTGGGAACTACAACATTAGTAATACTATTTATTATGATAGTTTTAGCATTTAAGAATACTATTATGAATTTTTTCAGTAATATTTTTGATTTTATTTTTTCATATAAAAAAAAGCAAACAGGCGGAAATATCAAAATCGCACGAAAATAATATATTAATTAAAAATTATTGATATATTATTTATTATTTATTGAGGAGTTGTTTGTCCTAATAATGGACCTAATCCACCAATTAAACTAGCTATTTTACTTCCACCAATTTTATTCATCATACCTTCAACTTTATCAATCATGGGTTCTAATGTTGCTATTGTTTGTTCAATAGCTTGCTGTTGTTTTATTAATTCATCGGGATTGTTTAATAAATTATCTACCATAGCATGAGCATTTTCTATTTGAGTATTTTTAGAATTTTGTTTACACGAAGGACCAGAACATACACCTTCTACGTCACCTTTTTCTTTTTTCTTGTCAATAATAACAGGATTTTGTGGAGTTTTATTATCTTTTAAAGCGTGTTTCATAGCTTCATCTGTAGTAGAATTTTTTGGTTTTTCTTTTTTACCAGTTAAAGCATTATATTCTAAATTTTTATATGAACCTTTTCTATCAGTTATTGTTTTTACATTTGATTCATCTTCTTTTTCAACTATTTCTGTTTTTTCATGATTTTCTTTCTTTTCACCATTATTTCCATTAGGAGTCATACCTTCTCTGTTTCTATTATAATTCATCGCAACCGCAAAATTAGTAGCAAATATTGATACAGCAAAAACAATAATCATATTATCTGTAAAATAGGTAGTTAAATAACCAATTACTAAAAACATAAAAACAGCAGTAAAATTTTCGCTCATTAAATAGCCAAATAAATTAGTTACCGCTAATATTAATAAAATATATAAAACTATTTTACTTTGGCTTAAGTTTTTCATTTGTTTTTTTAATGAAGCAGTATTCATATATAATATTATAATATATAAAAAATTATGAATATTATATTAATAAATTAGCTACTATTTTATCTAGATCTTATTTTTCTTCTAGGAGATCTTTTTTTTGATAAAGCTTTTTTATTATAGCGATAACCACCTTTTTTCATCTTTCTAGATTTTCTAGATTTTCTAGATTTTCTTGATTTTCTAGATTTTCTAGATTTTCTAGATTTTCTTGATTTTCTGGACTTTCTTGATTTTCTGGACTTTCTTGATTTTCTTCCACCGGCTTGAGCAGGTAAAGCTAATGCTGGTATTTCATTTTGATCATTTGGTTTTTCTTGATTAGCTAATTGTATAATGGAATTAACAGCATTAACAAAATCAGGTGATACTTCATCAATCCCATTTAATTGATCTAAAATGCCATTTAGTTCTTCATATAATTGTTGAGCTCTTTGTTGTCCTTCAGCACCTTGATTTTTTAATTCAGTTATCTTACTTGTTAAAAATCTTAAAGCAGAATTTAATGATTGAGTAAAATTATTAATAGCTCTAATATTTCCTGATACAGAATTTATTTTTTGAGTAATTTGTTGTTTTACTTGCACAATATCTTGAGCATTCGCCATAATTATATATTATAACAATATTATTTACTGTAAAGTATAATCATTAATTTCAGAACGAACTTGTTCTATTTTTCCTAAAATTTTATATTTATCATTTTTAACTTCTTCTAATGTATCTTTTGCGACTTTACTTTCTTCAATTAAAGAATCCAAATAATTTGAAATATTTTGTAAAGCTTCATATTGTTTTTGTTTTTCTTCAATAATTAGTGAATAATAATTTTTATAGTCATCATAAACTTGCTCCAAAAAATTATTTTCTCTCTTTCTTTCTTGTAAAATTTTATATTCATCTTTTAAAATTTCTTTTCTTTTATTTATCTCTAACATTAATTTATTTTTAACAATATCTTGACAATTTGTTAGCATTATATATTTAATATAATATTTATTATTATTATTTAATACTTGTTTTATAAATTATTAAAATTATATAAAAAATCTATACTAATATTATTTAGGATGGAACTAAAAATAATTGAGCCTTTACTAACGGAAGACGATAATCGTTTCGTAATGTTTCCAATTAGCGATAATGACGTATGGAATATGTATAAAAAAGCTGAAGATTGTTTTTGGAGAGTTGAAGAAGTCGATTTATCAAAAGATTACAAAGATTGGGTAACCTTAAGTGATAATGAACAACATTTCATTTCTATGATTTTAGCTTTTTTTGCTGCGAGCGATGGAATTGTGCTAGAAAATTTAGGTTTAAGATTTATGTCAGAAGTTCAATTAGCAGAGGCAAAAGCATTTTATGGTTTCCAAATCGCAATGGAAAATATTCATTCTATAATGTATAGTCAATTAATAGAAACATATATTAAAGATTCCAATGAAAAAAACAAACTGTTTAATGCTTTAAATAATTATCAATGTATTAGAAAAAAGGGTGATTGGGCGTTAAAATGGATAAAAGATAAAGATTCTTCTTTTGCAACTCGTTTAATTGCTTTTGCTTGTGTAGAAGGAATCTTTTTTTCGGGAGCATTTTGTTCAATTTATTGGATTAAAAAAAGAGGTTTATTGCCTGGATTAACATTTTCAAATGAATTAATTAGCCGTGATGAAGCTTTACATACAGAATTTGCTATTCTTCTTTATAGTAAATTAGAAAATAAATTATCAAATGATGTTATAAATAATATAGTAAGAGAAGCTGTTTCTATTGAAAAAGAATTTATTTGTGAAGCTTTGCCATGTAATCTCATTGGAATGAATCAAAAATTAATGAGTCAATATATTGAATTTGTTGCTGATAGATTACTATTACAATTAGGATATGATAAAATTTATAGCGTTTCTTGTCCATTTGATTTTATGGAAAATATTAGTGTTGAAGGAAAAACAAATTTTTTTGAAAAAAGAGTAGGTGAATATGCTTTAGCAACTAAATGTGAAAATAAAGAAGATGCATTTGAATTTTCAGATGATTTTTAATAAAATATAATGATTTTTAATAAAATATAATCTTTAATTATAATAAAAAATATGTCCGTCGGTCCTTCAAATTGGTGATTATTAAATAGAATGGTTCAACTTACAAATAATACTTTAGAAATTATTGAAAGAAGTGATAAAAAAGTATTAGGAAATATATTAAATAATGATAATACCATAAGTGGTAATGTAACAACAAAAGGTTTTTTTATTGGGGATGGTTCTCAATTAACTAATTTAAATGCTAATTTGACAAGCCGGCTAGAAGCTTCTTTTAACGATCTAGATGTAAGTGGTAATTTAACAGTTTTATCAAGTTTAAATGGAAATAGCGCAACTTTCACAGCAAATGTAACAGCGGCAAACTTTATAGGTGATTTATCAGGTAATGTATCAGGAACAGTTTCATCATTATCTAATTTCACAAAAAGTAATGTTGACTTTGAAGAGGTAACAGCATCAAACTTTATAGGTAATATTATTGGCTATAATAATTTAAATATAGAATCAACAGGATCTATAGATATAAACAGTGCTAATACAATGAATATTATTAGCTATGAAAATTTAATTATGAAATCAACACAATCTATAGATATTTCTTCTACAACAGTAAACTTGACAAATTTAGATATTAGGGGAAATCTAAAAACTTCAACACGTTATTCTATGACCGCAAGAATAGATGATGGTCCAGATAGTAGTTGGTACGTCGTAATGTATAATCAGAGAACAAAACAACTAAAATTCGGTACTCCACCATATATATAATAATTATATTTTTAACAAAATTAATTATAAAAGATAAAATATATTATTAATCTAATATATAAATGAGTGTTAGTCCACCCGGTCATTGGCTTTTAAATAGAATGGTTTTTTTATTAAATAGAACCTTAGGGATTATTAATAGTTCAGTGTTAAATTCAATAATAAATTTATTAAAAGATGCAAATACATTTACAGGAATAAATACATTTAAGGGAGGAATAAATGTTGATAATATTGATAGTATAAATGGAAATACAACATTTAATTCAGAAATAATTGTTAATAGTAATATTATAGCAAATAATGGAAGTTTTATAGGAGATAATTTAGTAATAAATAATATAGAAAAAAATACAAATTCAAATGTTATTTTTCAAAGTAGTATTGATATGAACGATAATAATATCAATAATGTAGATACAATATTTAGTAATACAGTAAGTATTGATACTATATCATTACAAAATAGCAATTTACCATATATTACAGTTCAAGATGATATTAGATTTAATGACGATGTTAATGTAATCGGTAAGTTGATAGTTGATGGTTCATTTGTCACAGTTAATAGAGAAACATTAACTATAAATGATAGATTTATTGTTTTAAATGCAAATATAGGAAATTCACAAATTAATCATACAGACCCAACTGGAATTATTGTAGATACACATAATACTACCGAACATAGCAGAGGATATTTATTATGGACATTATTTGATTCAAATGATCCTACAAATACAGAACTAAATAGAACATGGGATTTAAGTGGAGATAATCTAAGAGGTAATGTTTTAAAAGCAACAACAATAAGAGGTAATATATTAGATTCATATTATTCTCCAAATATATCAGTAATTAGTGATATAGATATGAGTAATAATGATATAAGTAATATAAATAGATTAACTGCCAGTGATATAGATATTATAGATGTAATAAAGACAGATACAATATTTAGTAAATCATTAAATATAGATGTAATAAAGACAAATATAGCATCAAATATATCAATTTTAAATACTATTGATATGAATAATCATCATATTATTAATGCTAATATAGCAGCATTAAATCATAGTCAAATTAATGTAGAAAATGGTTTAATAAATTCTAGAAATCTAACATTAGGTGGTTTTAATGCAGATCTAACTAATGGTGTAACATTTAGAGCACGGCATGGATTAAATATTTTAGGAAATACAAAGGTAGTATTATACCCGACTAACACATTATATTTACCAGAAAATAATGGAACGAAATTTGGTATTGACAATAGTAATCATACTCAAAGCATTATTGGTATTGGTGGTGTTTATAAAGTTCAAGATAATACGCAACAATTCTTAAATAGTAATTGTTATTTGATTCCACCATCAATGGTATCAAATGAAACCGACTTAAAAGGAACCACATTATTTGAAACAATTGGAGAACGAACTAAAAATATACAATATTTAGCTGGGTATCCAAATCCATATTTTTCTATTAATGAGTTAAGAAATACTTTAGTTCCAACAGTTGGACAAATTGTAGATTTATTAAATTATCTAGATGTAGAAGTGAATACAAGAAAAGCAGGATTTTTAGAAAGCACTTATTAATAAAATATAAAATATAAAATATCTTAAATAACAAATAAGAAATATAAAATAATAATTTTTTATATTAATATGGATTTAAATATAAAAAATTACAGAACAGATGAATTATTTAATTTATTTAATTTAAATTTAGAAAGCTTATCTCTCCAAAATCTTAAAGAGCAATATCTAAAAAAATGTCAAAAAATAGATAATTCACAAGATAATATTAATATAAATAAGGAAGAATTTAAAGTTTTTTTCACAGAAGCATTCACAAAATTAGTAGATTATATGAAAGAACAAGATGATAATAAGTTACAACAATTATTACATATTGTAGAAACAGAACATCCTCCACCAGAAAAATTTTTTAATAAAGCATTATTGCCAAATGAAAAAAGAGAGAGAAAAAACCCAGATGAATTATTAAACGTAGATAATGGGCTATTATTACCAATACAATCAACTCCAGTAATTCAATCGAATATGGATAATGAATTAACAGATGGACAACAAGTTCAAAATTATATAGAAAAAACACCAATAACAGTAAATTTACAACCTTACAAAAGAGGAAATTTTAATCCTTTAGTAAAAACGTCAACAAATATTATTTTAAATATTAATTCATTATTTAGAAATATTTTAAAAGGAAAAAATTCGACAAATTTTTCAAATGATATGAGTAGTAAATTTATGTATCAAATGCCATTAGAAATAAAACGAACTATAGAATTAAGTTTGAAAAGTTTAGAATTACCAAAAACAATTTATAATATATCATCAAATTTAGGTTCAAATAATTTTAAAATAAGTAAATATCCAGAAAGTTATGATCCAGTTGTAATACAAATACCAAGTGGTCAATATACACAACAAACATTAGTTGAAGCAATTCAAGAAGATTTATCAAATAATAGCACAAATGTTAATATAGAATTAATACCAAATACTAAACAAATAAGATTTTATGATGCTTCGGGAGAGAATTTTAATTTAGAATTTACATTTAATAGTGAAATAGTTAATGAAAATTATTGTAGTAATATTATTAATGAAATACCAAATTATGTTTATCCACTACAATTAACTTTAGGGTGGATATTGGGATTTAGGCAAGAATTATATGGAGAAAATGAATTAAAAGAAGGTATTTCAAAAACAGAATATATTAGCGAAGCTAGTTGTAGTATTAATAATCAAGAATACTTTTTTTTAGGAATAAAAGATTTTTTGAATAATAATAAACAAATTATGTATTCTACATTTTTAGAAAATACAAATATAGCAGGTGATGTAATTGCAAGAGTTATGTATAACGATGGAATTATAACAAATATAATTACATTACCAAGAGAATATTTTGGTCCAGTAAGAATACAAAATTTACAAATAGTATTATATGATATGTTTGGAAGAGTTTTAGACCTAAATAATTCAGATTTTTCTTTTTCATTGAAAATAGTAAATCTTTATAATTTATAGATATTATGTAATTATTTTACTAATAATTATTCTGTTAGTTATTAATAAAATAAAAAATAGGTAAAATTAACTATTAAAATATAATTTAATAAATTTAGGATAAAAAAAATTTATTAAATAGGAATTATAATTAATAATATTATGAATTATAAAAAATATAATACATTTATAGATTATCAAACAGAAAAATTAAAAAGTTGTATTAAAGAATGTCCACCAGGACCACGTGGTCCACAAGGTAAGAGAGGTGAACAAGGTCCTCGTGGTTTTGATGGTGATATTGGTCCGACTGGTCCTAGTGGTGAACAAGGTAGCCCTGGACCTTTAGTAACGGCAAGATATTATCCATATAACGATGAAGTATTAAATATTGGAGAGCAAAAATCAATAAGAATAAAATCGAATCATCTTTATTTATTTGACGAAGGAGCATATATTTTTATAAGTAATTTAGATGAGGAAAATTTAAGTGGTTCAGGATATGCTAAGATTATAGAATATGATAAATTAAGTATTAATACAAATGGTCCAATAGCAACTGCGGATATGATAATACAAGCGTTGAATAATTTAGATATACATCATAATGCTAAGATATCACTTGTTGGTCCAATTGGTTTACCTGGTAATGTAGGTTCATCTGGTCCAACTGGCCCAATTGGTGCCCCTGGTCCTTTAGTAACAGCAACAACAGAAACTATTATAGATATTTCTTATGGGAATACTGGTAATATAGATTTATCTTCTAATAATTTAGATAGTTTTGGAGAAAATGCATATATTTATTTAAATACAACAGGTAATTTTAGTGGATATGGTAGAATTATAGATATAAATAATTCTATTGTAACTATTGAAGCATTCAATGATTTAAAATTATTTGATACTACTAATGTTTCATTGGTTGGTATTAGAGGTTTAAAAGGTGAAAGAGGACCAGTTGGTCCATTGGCAACAGCTAGTATTCCAGTGGTTCCAAATCATACTGAAATGCAAATTGGAGATACTAGTTCTTTTGTTATTGATACAAATTATCCTGAATATTTTGGATTAAATTTATTTATTTATTTGAATACAAATAATATTCATTCTGGTTATGCTAAAATAATAGATGTAACTAGCAATGGTAATACTCCAACAATTGTAATAGAAGCATATGATTATTTATACATAACTGATAATACTAAAATAATACTGGTTGGACAGTCGGGTGGTATTATTAACGGTGGAGGTGGAAGTGGAAATGGAGGATTTAATGAGATACAAATACAAACAGAATCTGGAGTAAACTTAATAACTATCGATGAACAAGAAATATTAGAATTTATTAGAGGTAATAATATAAATTTCTCTCTTAGAAATGATACAAATAATATTGAAGGTATAGAAATTGAAGCTATTCCAGAAATTTATGTTGATAAAAACAATAATAATATTTCAGTTGAAAAAGATTATGATTTAATACCACAAAGTAATAATTTACAAAGTTTAGGTAATAATACAAATAGATGGAGTGAATTATTTATTGGTAATGTTATTAATATTAATAATAATACAATTAGTTTAGATAATGATAATATTTTAATAAATGGTAAAAATATTTTTGAAACAGATTTTTTCTTAGATCAAAGAATAATAATCAAATATTTATTTAAAAATAATAACGATTTATGTGGTAATAATATTTTAATAGGTAATAGTATTCATCAAGATATTGATACGTATAATTTGTCAATAACACCATCTAATAGTAATAATAATATAGAGATTATATTTAGAATAAATTATAGATGTTCTTTTTATAATGATACTAAAATTAATTTACAAATTACAAAAAATCATGATAGTAGGAATGACATCATATGTAATACTATTTTAGGAACAACATTATTAAGTGAAGTAGAAGATGTTTTTATTTTTAATTATATAGATAAAGCTAATACAAATAATGAAATTAATTATAAATTGAGTGCAAATATAATTAATAACGAGCCTTCCTCAATAGATAATATTTTTTTACCTGCTATTATGAGTTACGAAGGTAATAGTATAATATTAAAAGAATTAAATGCGCAATAATAAATTATTTATTTAAGTAATTTTATATTATTTAAATAGTTATATATGACACAAACAGCTACTTTAGAGCTTTTAACAAATGAGTACTACTGGAATATTGGCAGTAGTAAATCTTTAAGAACTATGATTGCGTTAGATACTGTTACTATTGGTAATACTTCCAATGGTGAACCTTATACTAATATAACTACTTCAAATGTTACATCAAATTTATTTATAGGTAATTTAGATGGTCAATTAGGCACTTTATCTGTTAACGGCAATATGAGTGGTTCTGTATTAATTACCGGGAATGGAACAGATGCCACTACTATGAATTTAGAATTAGAATTAGATGATGTAAATAGTGCTACTGCTGGTCCATTTGGTAGTGAAACACAAATACCAACATTCAATGTTGATAAATACGGTAGAGTTTCTCAAGTTGCCAATGTTACTATTAGCACAACTTTAAATTTATTAGATACTACCGGTGATACAGGAGAGGTTGATTTATTAAATGGAGATTTAAAAATTAATGGAACAGATAATCAAATTGTTTCGCAAGTAAGTGGTAATACATTTACTTTATCATTAGACAATGATATGAATATGGAAAATCTTTCATTATCCGGTAATTTAGATGTAACAAAAGCAACAACTTTAAATAGCACTTTAGCAGTTGGTGGCGCTGCTACCTTAGAAGAATCATTCGATGTAGTTAAAGCGTCATCATTACACAGCACTTTAGCTGTCGGTGGTGCGGCTACATTAGAAGAATCATTAGATGTAGTAAAAGCATCATCATTACATAGCACTTTAGCTGTCGGTGATGCTGCGACATTAGAAGATTCGTTAGATGTTGTAAAAGCTTCGTCGTTACACAGCACCTTAGCTGTTGGTGGTGCTACTACATTAGAAGAATCATTAGATGTTGTTAAAGCATCATCATTACATAGCACCTTAGCTATTGGTGGCGCGGCGACATTAGAAGAATCTTTAGATGTTGTTAAAGCGTCATCGTTACACAGCACTTTAGCTGTCGGCGGCGCTGCTACCTTAGAAGACTCTTTAGATGTTGTCAAAGCATCATCATTACACAGCACTTTAGCTGTCGGTGGTGCTGCTACATTAGAAGAATCATTAGATGTAGTAAAAGCGTCATCGTTACATAGCACCTTAGCTGTCGGCGGTGCCGCGACATTAGAAGAGTCGTTAGATGTAGTAAAAGCGTCATCGTTACATAGCACCTTAGCTGTCGGCGGTGCCGCGACATTAGAAGAGTCTTTAGTTGTTGGCGGTGCTGCGACATTAGAAGATTCTTTAGATGTTGTTAAAGCGTCATCATTACATAGCACATTAGCTGTTGGCGGTGCTGCGACATTAGAAGATTCTTTAGATGTTGTTAAATCGTCATCATTACACAGCACCTTAGCTGTTGGTGGCGCAGCTACATTAGAAGAATCATTAGATGTTATAAAAGCGTCATCATTACACAGCACCTTAGCTGTTGGTGGCGCAGCAACATTAGAAGAATCTTTAGATGTTGTTAAAGCATCATCATTACACAGCACTTTAGCTGTCGGTGGTGCTGCTACATTAGAAGAATCATTAGATGTAGTAAAAGCAACATCGTTACACAGCACCTTAGCGGTTGGTGGTGCTGCTACATTAGAAGAATCCTTAGATGTAGTAAAAGCGTCATCATTACACAGCACCTTAGCTGTTGGTGGCGCAGCTACATTAGAAGCATCATTCGATGTAGTAAAAGCGTCATCATTACACGGCACTTTAGCTGTCAGCGGCGCTGCTACCTTAAAAGACTCTTTAGATGTTGTCAAAGCATCATCATTACACAGCACTTTAGCTGTCGGTGGTGCTGCTACATTAGAAGAATCATTAGATGTAGTAAAAGCTTCATCATTACACAGCACATTAGCTGTTAGTGGCGCTACTACATTAAAAGATTCATTAGATGTAGTAAAAGCTTCATCATTACACAGCACATTAGCTGTTAGTGGCGCTACTACAATAGAATCATCTTTATATGTAGCAGGAACATCCACATATTTAGACAATATTTTAGCTACTAAAGATGTAACAGTTCAGGGTAATATATATGTTAGAGGAAATTTAGCACAAGTTCATGCTGAAACAATTGTATTATCTGATCCTTTAATTGTTCTAGGTAATTCGAATATGAGTGAAGTTTATAAAGATTTAGGTTTCCAATTTATTAAAGATTCAAATGCTGATAATTATGGTTATTTTGGTTGGGTTGGTTTAAGTAATGAATTTCAATTTTATGAAACAGCAGAGATACTAGGAAATGATTTAAAAACAAATAATAGTACATTAGGAACAGTAAGAGCAGAATCTTTCAAAGCGAATGTAGTTGAAGCAATGGCTTTTGTAGGTCCTCTTCAAGGTAGTGCATCTAACTTAGATCATTATATTACAATAGATTTCTGTGGTAATGTATTTGGTGATATATCTTTCAATGGTTCAGAAAGTCAATTAATAGTTCCTTTAGAATTACAATCAGTATTTGCAAATCCTAATTCTTTTGGCAATAGTATAAGTGTTCCTACTATTACAGTTGATACATATGGTCGCGTAACTGATGTTAGTGTAAATTCTATTAGCACAACTTTAAGTTTATTAGATACTACTGGCGATACTGGAATTGTTGATTTATTAAATGGTGATTTAAGAATACATGGAACATCTAGAAAAGTAGATTCAGATGTTGTAGGTAATACATTTACTTTAACTTTACCAGATAATCTTTTAGTTGTAGATGTTTCTATGTCTGGTATGTTACAAGTAGATGGCGCGACTACATTAGAAGAATCTTTGGATGTTGTTAAAGCGTCATCATTACACAGCACTTTAGCTGTTAGTGGTGCTGCTACATTAGAAGAATCTTTAGATGTTGTTAAAGCTTCGTCGTTACACAGCGCCTTAGCTGTTGGTGGTGCTGCTACATTAGAAGAATCATTAGATGTAGTAAAAGCGTCATCGTTACATAGCACCTTAGCTGTCGGTGGCGCTGCTACCTTAGAAGACTCTTTAGCTGTTGTTAAAGCGTCATCATTACACAGCACTTTAGCTGTCGGCGGCGCTGCGACATTAGAAGAATCTTTCGATGTTGTTAAAGCGTCATCATTACACAGCACATTAGCTGTTGGCGGCGCGGCAACATTAGAAGAATCTTTAGATATTGTTAAAGCGGCATCATTACACAGCACCTTAGCTGTTGGTGGCGCCGCGACATTAGAAGAATCATTAGATGTTGTTAAAGCATCATCATTACATAGCACTTTAGATGTTGGTGGTGCTGCTACATTAGAAGAATC